GAACAGGAACGCCAGTGGCCTCTATTGTAGTACCTGGAATTCCTGGGTCAGGAGTTTCTTTAGTAACTCTCAGAGCACGGTCTGCAACACTTTCCTGTTGAATTATATATCTGGAATATGAAAAGTTAACCGTACATTTTAAAAGTTGAGATGCATTATAATTAACTGGCATCGTGACAACACTCAAAGGGAAACTTTTAAAAAATCTATATTGCAATTGTTTGCTGTTTATGTCATCTGCATAATCTCTTTCAAATTTTGAAATGAATAGATTATCAGTTTGATACTGTTCTGGATATCTTACTCGATAAAAATAGTTAGTATCTTCAATGCCAGGAGTTGATGAAAATTGCTCACCAACAATATATGACATCCAATTTTCAAATAACTTTATTGCAGTATAATCATGATCGACCATAAATGTAAAACTTGCCGTCTGATCGTATGCTCTACGATAAACATGTTTTTCAGTGACTCCAGTATAAGCATTATTCAGTTCATGAGTCAACATAGATGAACCAGGAAGTGCTGCTTCAGAGCAAGACAATTCCAAGAGGTCATCATTTTGATTATTATATGGAGTTCCTTTTTGCTCTGTCCAAGTTTTTACTAATGGAGGAAAATCAAACTTACAGATAAAATGAGAAGTAAGGGCAGGTCTTAACAACTTACCCTTAATATCACTTAGTTTTCTTCTACGATTACTAGGACCGCCATCGGAATTTATGGAGAAGTCTGTTGCCATCTATAAATACTATTTGACCCGATATATTATGTATAATGGCAGGAACGATAAAAAGTCGATATAAACCTGAACATCCAAGAAAATATAAAGGTGACTCTAATAATATCATATGTCGGAGTTCTTGGGAACGTAAATTTTGTCGTTGGTGTGACTTGAATGAGAATATTTTAGAGTGGGGTAGTGAAGAGTTTTGTATTCCATATCGTTCTCCCGTCGATAAAAGGATACATCGTTATTTTCCAGACTTTATCATCAAAGTAAAAGAACAAAATGGTGAAGTAAAAAAATATGTTATTGAAGTAAAACCAAAGAAACAAACTCGTCCTCCAGTTCAAACTTCCAAAAAGAGAACAAAAACATATATTAATGAAGCAAAAACATATGCTGTAAATGAAGCAAAGTGGAAAGCAGCAGATGAATGGTGTAAGGATAGATTATTAGAATTCAAAATTATTACAGAAGACCACCTAGGTATTAAGTAATGGCAGAAGGATTTGGCAAAGATGTACAAACTTCCTCTAGTAAAGTATCACGTCTTAGAAAAGCACTCGCAATTGAAGGTGCAGAAGATGCTGACCTTATAATGATGAATATTCTACAGATATTCAACGAAACTGACTTAATACCTGATGCTGGTAAGTTTTATACCTTTGTATATCAAGCAAAGACACCAAAAATAGAATATGATGAACACCCTTTAGTTGCAGTAACTGAGGTCTTTAGATGGGGATTTAGAGGATATAACTATCATTGGCGTCGAATGAGACAATATACTTGGGCAGAAGTTGTGGGTTCTCTACATATTGTAAGAGAAAACGAAGTGCGATACTTAAGTTCTTTACCTTATGGAAAAAAGCGAATAAATAACTAAAAAGTATACCTGATGGCAGATAAAACTGTAACTTCTGAAAGTTTTTCGTTACAACTAGATACTGGCCAAAAAAATAATGGAATTCCAGTGACTGAAAAAGTTTCAAGGATGTCAGTAAGAGCAGAATATTCTGTTAATGATAATAATGGAATAGTTTCTGATGTCAATTCAAAAATTTATAAAGAAATAACCAAAGAACAGTTTG